TTCGCTTTGGCACCGTCAGCGATGATCTTGACGATGACGTCGTAGCTCATGCTGGTCCGGTCTCCGTGACGAGGTTGAGGAGCATCAGGTCGCGGACGGAGAAGTCGTCACGAACCTGGCGTGGCGTGTAGCAGTACGGGGGCCGGATCAGGACGGAGAGCCATCCGTCAATGAATCGACCCCCTGCGGAGGGACCCCGTCTGTGACCTCGACCGGTAGGTCGTCCTCGGCCTGGTTGAACATGGCCAAAAGGGCGGGCACGGTGATTGTGTCGAGGATCGTGGCGGGGTCCGTGTCGATGGCCTTGCAGCATTCGGCAACCAGCAGGCGGGCGACGCCGAGGTCAGCGAGGGGCTTGTAGTAGGCGTCGACCCACTGCACCTCGGTGGCTTCGGTGATTCGTTCCCACGCTGCGAGGGGAAGGTCGTCCAGCCTGACGACCTTCCCCGTGACGGTTACCTCCCAACCGTTTGCAGCGAGTTCCATCGGCTATCAGCCGACCTTGGCGAAGGAGCTCGCCGCAGCGAAGGTGCCGCTGATCTGGGTAGCACCCCCGATGTCGGTCGTGACCGAGAAGTCGAGGAACGCGGTGCCGAAGAAGTACGGGCCCGAGGTCGACGGGGTCGTCGGGTACAGGTAGATCTTCTTGGCGAGGCCGGCGGAGGCGACGGAGAAGAGGTACGCCGAGCCGGTCGTCGCCGTGTCGTCGTAGAACCCGGCGAACGAGCCCTGGGCGTCCGGCAGGGACGACAGGTACGTCTTGGTCGTGTCGCCGAACGCGGTGACCTCGAACTTGTCGGTCGTGGCGTTGAGGCTCCAGTTGTTGATGAAGACCAGCGGGACGGCCTGTGCCCCGTCGAGCTGGACGTAGAGGTGGCCCTGGCGGCCAGCGACGCGTGCCATCGGCTTGCGCTCCTTGTGGGTGGTGGGTGATTGGGGTGTTACAGGTTGAGCAGTCGCAGCATTCGTGCGGCGCTGTTTGCGAAGGTCCGGTCATGGACGGCTTCGCGTGCTCGCCGGCCGAGGTCCTCGAGGACGTCGGGCCGGGAGAGATGCCAGCGGATCTGGGACTCCATCTCGGCTGGTGTGTCGAACGTGGGCAAGAATGGGAAGAGGGCGTCGCCCTCGGGACGCGCGTCTCGGAGGAATGGGGTGCCGATCGCTGCGAGCTCCACCTCTCGGGGGCCCATTGCCCATCCGGTTGCGAGCTCAGGACGTTCCGCTTCTTTGCGGTAGAGGTTCGCGGCGAGTCGCGCTCCGCGATACAGGTCGGCTGTTTCGGCGTTGTCGCAGCAGACGTTGATGTCGTGCGCAACGTACTTACGGAGAGGGCTGTCAGGCTCGAGGTTGAGCCAGTGACCGGCGAGGGCGACGTCGATGCCGGTCCAGTCGATCTGCTCGAGGAACTTGACGCGTGAGGGGAAGCCGGTGCCGACGAAGCAGAAGTCGGACTGGTGCTCGGGGCGAGCGGGCCCGGGGTAGTGGCGGGTCGAGTCGTAGCAGTGCCACTGGTAGTGCGTATTCTGGTTGACTTCCCGGAATCGGTCGAGGTTCGTCGGATCGTTGACGAGTACCAGGTCGGCGTGTTCGCTGCGAGCGATCTGAGTGTCGTCCTCGTACGGGCTTTCCGTATGGAGCAGGACGACCTTGATGCCACGGTCGCGAACCATCTCCATCATGTTCGGGGGCGTGTAGAACCCGGACACGATGAGCAGCACGTCGGGCTGGTATTTCCAGAGCTCCGAGCACAGCCCGTCGAGAGCGAGCTGTGCAGCCTGGTCGTCGTCGAATGCCTTGATGAGGTCCCCAGTGTCAGCGTCGGGGACGTGAGCTGACCCGAAGAATGTGAGACGTGCGTCCAGGTTGAATGCGCCGGTGTCGACTCCGTTGGCTTGGAGTCCGAGTAGCCAGCCTCTGAATACGTCTGCGACCGAGAAGTTGGGACCGGGGTGGATCGCGAGGAGTCGCACGTCTAGAAGTCGTCTCTCGGATAAGCGATTTCGGTTTCGGCGACGAGGCAGTCGAATGCTTCGGCGTATGACCAGTTCCAGGTGTTGCGTTGATACTTGTCGGGCAGACCGGCCTCGAGGTCGTAGACGAGGTCGTCCAAGAGGTCTTGAGCTGTGATGACGCCCATGCCCATCTGGACGTAAAGGCGGAGCGCAAACAGGAACTCCGTCGGCGTCAGGCTCTGCGTGCTGATGCTGAGGGCCGTGGGCCCGACCATCTCGCCGGCAGGTGGCTCGCCCTTGTACACGCGCGTCACGGCAGCCAGCGCCGGGATCGGGTTTCCGGTGGCCGAGTTGCTGGTGAGCTCCTCGTACAGCAGTTCCTTGGCTTCTGCGAGGGTCGTCACACGATGCTCCTGGCGACCTTGCCGACTTGTTCTGATACGAGCTCGCCGCTGCGTGACGTTGCTCGAGCTGCTGCGCGAGAGACGAAGTCACCGGGCTTGATTGCTTTGTGTTTTGCCTTGCGGGAGAAGCCGGTCGCGTTGGGCGCTCCGAACGCCAGAACCTGGCGCTTGATCCGATACCGGTCCTTGAGGCTGACTCGGGAGCCGCGCGCGATTTTCTCCTGGGTCGTTTGAATCCGGCTGCGCCCAACGAAGCGGACGTTGCTGCTTGTGGTCTTACCGCCGGCCACGGTGTATGCCTGCGGGTAGATGGTCCACCCATACGGGCGGTTGTAGGACCCGTGTTCTGCAATCACTGCCAGTGCGCCACCGGCGACGAACGTGAACGCCGTGAAGTTCTTCTGGCGTGGCCGCTTGATTCCGATGTCCTTGTTCGTCAGGCGCTTGAATCCCTTGGGTTGCGTGGCAATGATCTCGGCTCGAGTAACTCGCGCCATTGCCATCACGTTCTTCGTTGGGATCTGTGAGAGCTTGACGCCAGCCTTGATGAGATCGCCGCCGAGTTGCCCTGGCTTCTTGGCCATTAGGCGACCACTGGGGTCAGCCAAAGGTCGGCGAGTGTCTCGCGCACCCGGTTGGGGATGGCATAGCCCATAGGGATCGGGATCTCTACCTCACCGAACATCATGTTCCCGCTGCCCTTGTCGATCGCCCACAGGTGACGGAGCAGCATGCCGGCGGCACGCTTGACGCGTGCGTCGACCGCTGCCGTGTTTGCGTAGCGGCCGGCCGTGTAGGTGACGGTGATGTTGTTGCGCCCCGGATACCAGGTCCAGTCTGCGCCGCTTGAGCGCCGGTAGAGGAACCCGTTGTCGTCGTCCAAGATCACGCCATCTGCGGGGGCGGTGCCTGCAGTTTCAATCGTCAGGCTGACTGCGGTGGTGCCTTGGTATTCGGTGCAGCTGGTCAGTGTCGCTGCGGGCCGCTGCTTCAGGTCGATGGCGTAGCTGCCGTTCCCGGAGTGCTTTTCGTTTGTGACGGTCCGTTGGACGAGGGGACCACAGTTTTCGTCGAGGACGCGAGACACAGCGGTGACGTAGCTGGCGACGGTGGTGTCGACGTCCGGGTTGGCTGCGGGGAGTCCGAGGGCGCTCTTGGCCTCGGCGAGGCTGAGGAGGTCGTAGGTGTCAGCCATTGGGGAGTACCGCCAGAAGGTAGAGGTCGCCACGATCGTGGTGGGTTTCGAAGTGGATCGGCTCGTAGCCGAGGACCTCGAGATCGGTCAGGAACTGGACCGGGTCAACGTTTCGGTAGAACTCGTCGTTGCGTACTGGTCCGCCGTCGATGGCGCTGTGCGGGGCCCGACCGTGGGTTGCACAGGTGACGAGCAGTCGTCCACCGGGTTCCAGGTGGGAGGCGATCATCGCGAGGATTCGCGTGACATAGCCGGTGTGCTCAAACACCTCGGCGCAGATTGCGAGGTCGAATCGGTCTGCAGAGGACCAGGTCTCGGCGTCACAGACTTCGTCAACGTCTCGCCCGGCTTGACGGTCTATGCCCCACCAGTCAGCGCCCGGAGCGAGTGCTCGAGGACTGCCGTTGATGTTGAGGCTACCGACCTCGAGGACACTCGCTGGTTGCCCAATGTGTTGAGCGATGAAGGCGTATGCCTCAGGATGCATCGGGTGCGGTCTTGCGGGCCCGGGTGGTCCGCTTCAGGACTGCGGTCTCCTCGGCAGGTTCGACGGCGGCCGTTTCTGCCTTGGCCTTCGTGATGGCTTCGGCCATGTTGCTGTCGATGAGGGACTGTGCCTCATCGGTGGGCAGGTCGATCACCTCGCCTCGAGCGGGCCAGGGCTCGCCGTTGCGGGTTCCTGAGATGTCGACCTTCATTCGGATCTTCATGGGTTGCCTCCGGGCGTTGTGGCTTGTGGCCGGCCCCACCGAAGCAGGGCCGGCCACTCAGCCTGGGATGGTGCTGGACTAGCTGGCACCGCCGACGAAGTGCTTGACAGCACCCGTCTGGTCGATGAGCAGACCGTCCGTGCGAAGGATCACCTTGAAGGTGACCACGTCGTAGTCGAACGCGAAGTCGCTCGACGTCTCGACGGTGATCCCGTTGACCTCACGGATGAAGTACCGGGAGAAGTCGCCGAAGATGACCGACTTCGCCGACAGCGCCGGCGAGGCGACGGACTCGTTGACGTACACCGGGTACCCGAGGATGGTGTCCGGGTTGCCCTGGAGTCCGGTCGTGAAGACGTAGTCGCCCGAGGACGACTTCAGCTTCCGAGCGGCACCCATCGCGGTGCTGTTCATCATGAACCCGGCACCCGGGATCGCCCGGTAGGGGGCGGTCACCGAGTACACGAGCTCGATGAGGTTGTCGCCGGTGAACGCACCGGTGACGCCCGTGCC